GTGGTTCCGCCTAAAGTTACGTTATTGCCACCGGTATTGATAAAGACCGTATTAACACCTGAAACATCCAAATCGTCAGTCGGCCCTGCGGCGGAAAGCATTAATGTCTTTGTTGCGAGCCTTCCCACATAAACATCTGTCTTTACTTCAAGTTGGCCTTTGATTAAAAGATTGTCTCCTGAATCGGTAATATAGTCGGGATTTATAGAGCCTGTACTAAGAATATGTATAGCAGTAAGCACGGCGGCTGTTTTCGCAGAAAACGTTCTTATCCTGCCAGGCAATCCATAAGGTTGATATTGAGTTAGTTGTGCCATATTAGAGTATCACAAATGTCGTATCGTTCGCAGGGGCTTCCGTCATGGCCGTTACCGTAAATTTGCCTTCGCCCGTATCTAAAGCATAATCCGTTATATCTGTATATTGACCTAACAAAGCACCGCTCGTAGGAACAAAAAGCCGCCCGTTATAATGGTCAGCCGTGGCCTCAATAACATCATTACTAAAAATTACAGTTGTAGTCGCATTAGTATTGTCCCAGCTTACCGTGCCTGTAATCATGGTCGTAGCGGCAGCGGACATATTATCAGTTACCACTTTAATTGCATCCAAAAGCAGGTCGAGTCTGCCACCGTCAATCCAATCAGTTAAAATAGCAGCCCTAACAGCCGTCAGGCGTGCCGCATCCGTTGCAATCGTATTGAGGGTTCCATCATCATCAGCACCATCCGAAGAACCCATAAACTTATTAGTTGGCAACTTGCCCTGTATTTCATTAGTGTCCGTTTCAATGTCGTTAATATTTGTATTCATAGCATCAAGATCTAATTCGCCAGCATCACTTATTGGTACTCCGCCCGCAGCATCAGCAACGGCAGCAGGTAGAGCAGTGCCCGTAAGACCTCTCGTAACCGAATAATTAGAACAGGCGGATTCAAGATTATTAGTTTCTGTCTCCTGAGTATCTGTACGGCCAACCGTCTTGATATTTATATCCATGAAACCAGTGTCTTTAGCAGTAATGTGAGATATATAAGCAGCCTGTGCCAATACCATATAGTCCATTTTAATAGGTAAAGCCCCGCTTTCGTGTACCATAAGTGTTAAAATGCCCTCGGTATTAGTATCTGTGGTATCCAATTTGCAAACATAATTACCGAGTTCATCGTGAGTCAAAGAAGTGGCCTCATTCTTCTGTGCCATATTAGCACCATTCTTTGACAAACGAACTTCCGCTTGCGTGATAGTTAAGCCTGTTTCTGCATCTTTACCGTTTGTCTCATCGACAAAAGGCCCAACCATTACATCAACAGCCGTATTTGCTTGTAAGAACCCGCCAAAAGCCATTATAGACCTCCTGATTGTTTATAGTGATATATCATAACTGGTATATTTACACTTGGCGCCCCTGCCGCCGTCCATAACTCAATCGGGTCTTTCCTGAACCAAGGCCAGGGGTTTCTATACAAATATGCTATTTGCTGGACGGTGAGGGCGCAGGGAAAAACATGAATATATCTAATATAACCCTGATAAGGTGAATTGTCGCCCCAAGAGTTTCCTATTTGCTCAATAATAAATGATGTGTCATTATCAGATGGAGTTGCTTTGCCTATGTATTTACCATTTCTATAAACGAGGAAATCAGTACCATTACAAACAATAGTAATAATTTCCTGTTCATTCTCGATGTGAGCATTTGCAATAGATACGGCAGTGCCATTTGCATTATAAATGTAAATTGTACCATTATCTCGCAAGTACAGGTTACTATTGCTTGCACCCGTTTCTCCGATAAAATGGTCACCCCCAGTTTTCTTAACAGAAAAATGAATCGACCATTTTTCACTGTTGGTAAAAGGAATACTTGAAGCAAGTATTGACTCTGCATTACTACTACCATCCAAATATAAATCTTCGCCCACCCAAATAACACCTGTACCATTTGTACCTTGATTCCCATTCCCGCTCAAATCATTGACAATAGAGCCAGAACCTTCGTTAAATAGCAGAGAGAGGAGTTTAGGCCAAGGAATACCGTGGGCGGTACTAAATGACGGAAAATCACCAAGATTAGGTTTTAATCCCATTATGAAGCCACCGGAATAGTTGCGAACTTATAGGCCGTTGCAGTTGTTACAGCAGCGCTGGCGGTAGTATTAAGCCAGTCCTGTATCAAAACAAACTTCTGAATCTGCGAGCAGCTTATGGCAATGGTTTTCCGTTCCGTATCGTTTTGCGTAAAAGGCATCTCGAAAGTCACGTCCCGACCCTTTGCCGACTCGTACACAGTATCGTCAATGTCCTTGGCAATACTGATATTCAAGCCGCCGGTAAGTCTTGCGTGGTTTGAAAAATCAGAATCAATACTGATTAAAATTGCCGCCTTGCCGTCACAGTCAATCTCCGCCGACTGGTCGGTAATTGTACCGCCGGTTGTCAGGGTTATCGCCGCATCCAGAACAGTCCAGTTTGCGTCCCAGTTATAACCTGTATCTGCCATAATTTTTCTCCTTATGTTTTAGTTATGAAACAAATATATGCAATTACACAAGAACGCCTCCCGCCAATAGTCTTGTTATTTTTGCCGTAACGAATGTTGGGCTTGCTGTTGTCTGAACATCCTGATTTATACTGGAATTTCCATTAACATAAAGCCAATATCCTGTAACAGGTCTTTCAATAGTAAACTCCTGAAGTATAGCTGGCACAGAAAATTGAAGTGGCAGAGCAGACGGATTAGTTAAAGTGAATGTAGCCCCTGCTGCTGCAATTGTTAAGTCGTTAATCGTTCCAGTCAAAGTCAAATTGGTAAAAGTCGGGCTGTCGCCTGTGCCCAGTCCTAAAGACGTGCGGGCGGTATTGCCCGATTCGGCCACCCATTTAGTACCATCACCGACTATAAAATTACCATCGGTAACGGCCAAACCTGCTATCGGAGATAGAGAATCCAATTCCATTAAGTATTATCCTAACCGAGAGGCAATCCGGCCACCCAGTCTTGCGTCGTTCCATGTTCCTAAATCGGCCCTGCCCATAGTATTGGGCTCCTGTCTGTCCAAGGCGCGCACCTTCGGCATCAACTTTTTTAGGGCATCATCAATTTTTGCCTGTATTTTTGCATCGCCGCCCGCCAATGGGCCAATGAATCTATCAGCCAAAAGTAAAACCAATACCTCAGTAAATAACGGGTCAAATTTCGATGTGTCTATTATTCGCCTGATGTACCTGATATAAACCGATGTTTCGTTCGTTAATATTTTAGTGCCTTCGATGTCATAAGAATAATACGTGCTCCTGTCCGGCGTGTTATTGTCTTCATAAATAGACTTTAACCTCAAAAAGTCGTTCGGCAGGTCGAACTGATGGTCCCATTCAAAATCTTCCGCAGCAGGTATATCAGTGTCTTCGGACAACTGTTTTCTGTGAGAGGCGAACCGCCACAAATGCGACCGCATCAGAGCGTCTCTGGTCTGGGCGTAATGGAGTCGGCATTGTATGGCTTCCGTCTTTGTATCTGTAGCATCGCTGAGGTCATTTATTCTCTTTGCTCCGATTCTGCCGAGCGCCATATTGCATATTTGAGTTGGGCCATCCATAATGTCTCCTATATTTTTTGGCCTGTAAACCCTTCGATATAAACTAAAACTGCGGCCTTGTAATTTATATCGCCTCCGGTTATCGTACAGTCCAATGCCTTGTTGTCCGTTATCTTCACAGGGGCATCGAAATCCTTTTGGTAAAAATTCCCGCCGTCTCTCTGGCATTGTATCGGGCCTAAAACATTAGCGCCTATTCCATCTATCAATGTAACCGCGGTATCCATAAAATAATGACTTCCGTCTATACCACCTATAGTTACATGGGTAAGATAAGTTGCCTTGCCTGCGCCAGGTGCGGCTTTCATTTCTTCGTTTGCCGTCGCGCCCACGCCGGATATGTGGTTATTGACTGCCCACGGCCCACCTCTTGCAATCGGAAGTAATCCATCACCAACAAGTACGGGTGTTGCAATTGCCATTATTACAGTCTCCTATAATTAAAATGTTCACATATTATTGTCGGGTCAATCATCAGTTTATATCCGGCTTCTCTCGCCATCCGGCTAAAATACTCGTCTTCGCCTTCGTCGTAAGCATTACCATTTTCGTCAATGGCCTTATAAACTATTTTGAACCACGGGCGTTCCATTTTCTCGAACACTTCACGTTTTATAAGAACAGTCGAGCCGCCTATCGCAATAACTTCCGTCAACTTCTTCGGGAGCGGCTCTTTTTTTCTTTGCCAGCTATTTCCGGTCTTAAACGACCACGCCCGTATTCCGTTTACATCCATAGGGTAAATACCGGCAACTATAGGCAAGTTGTAATCGAACAACTTCTGCAATGCGCCGTCAGGCGGTACTACGTCGTAATCCATGCAATATATGTGAGTTACAGCGGGGTCTTTGAGCGCTGAGTAAGCAAACGTGCTTCTACCCACACCGGCATCCCTTGAGCTTACATAACCCCACTTAACGTCAGGGCGCATTGATTCCGCAGAACAATAAGCGGCTGTACGCACATCTATCGTATAGTCCTTCGGCACTGGAATACCTATGGCTATCATAGTGCCTCCTATATAGGTTTTTGGCCGATAAAGTATTCGCCGTAAATAGTAAACGCGGAAGCGGCATCGGCATATACGAACAGCGCCTTGTTGTCGGTCAGTTTCAGAGGATTTTTCCAGTCCTTAGTAAAAAGACCGCCGCCGTCAGCTTGCATCTGGATAGGCCCGAACAGAACCGTCCCAGCTATGGCATCTCTAAGCGTAATTGCAATGTCCGCCGTTATACCGCTGATGGTAATATGCGTTAGGTATAACGCCTTGCCCGTGCCAGGCGTGGCTACGCACTGTTGGGCATTAGCGTTGGCGTCGTCTTCGTCGTTATTGAACGAAAACGGCCCTGTCATAGCCATAGGCATTAACCCTGGCCCTGCCAATACCGGTGTAGTAATTCCCATAGTTTATTCTCCTTACAAACCATAAAGCGTTTGAATGTCATAAGTAACCGCAGTTGTATGGGTAGCTATCCCTTCTTGTATGCCTGGATATGTGGCCTTTGAAAATGCAGTTATTTTCTTTGCAAAAGTATTTGCCGAATCAAAGTCGGCTCCTGTTACACCAGGCAGTTGAAGGTCGTCGTAAAGCGTGGCAGTAGTAACTAAAGCATCGTCATAACAAGCTGCCGCCCCACCACCACCAACATCAAGGTCTTCTGCATTAGCTACGGCATATTCCTCAACATATCTCAAAAAATCTTTTTTCGTCATTTCTTCAATCGACTGATAGGGATTGTTCATCATATACCGTACAAATCCCCAAAATATAGTTATCATATTTGACGCTGCCATAATTATTCTCCTTTAATCGTCAATTAAGTTTCCTTTTTCGTCACGGAGCCATAACTTATTTTTGTTTTTTCTTTTCAAGGTTTTGTCGGTCAAGTTCCGCATGTGCTTTTTCGTCATCGTATGGTTCTTCTACTTTTTTTTCCTTTTTTTCTTTTGCCACAATAGTTCTCCTTTAATCATCAATTAGTTGGCCGTTTTCGTCTCTCGGCCATATATTTAATTTACTTTTACCACAACCTTGTGCCATAATCTTGGTGTGATGCGGGTCTTCGCCATACTTGGTCGTATAGCCCGCCTTACAAGTCCGGCGATTGATTTCTTCCTGCAACTCTTTCTCGTTGGTATTGAAAGACACCAGCTCGCCACTATCACCTTTTGCTCGCTCTAAAATTTCCAAAACATAAATCTCCGAAAATAAACTCGCCAATTACGCTTCGGTCTTGTCTTTTTCTTACAATTCCTGCAAAGCAAATAACGTCCCGTATCATCTTCTCTGGGAAAGACCATATACGAACCACATTTACATTGCGGAGTTGACGATACTATTTGTCCCTGCATTCAGTTTTCCTTAAAAAAGGAAAGGGGGAGTTTCCTCCCCTATTCCTTAAATACTAATTTGCAACATAATAAATGGTGCAGTATCTCCAAAAGCAGAACCACTACGTTCTGTTCTGAAACCAACGTGCTGCCAGTTTATTGCGGGAGTAGTATAAGTTGCTGGTTGTAATGCTACGCCCAAGTTATCAGAATAAAACTGAAATTCACCAGCTCCATAAGCATGATTTGGATTTGAAGTCGGTGTAATCCTGCAAATACCCCAAGTCTGAATCCAGAAGAAATTGCCATTGGTTGCCAATATACAAGGTGCACCCATCGCTGCCTGATAACCACCGGTAGAACCTATCAAACTAATATAAGGATTGGCACAAATCTCAGTGTTGGCGCTTCCGGTCGTAAGCACTTCCAATGGAGCGTCAATGTAAACAATTAACTTAGTGCCCGTAACGGCGAGCGCATCATTGCCAACCATCAATCGTTGTGGTCGATAGCCGGTAACCGAACTGTAGATTGAAATGTAACCACCAGCCAGTTCGTCTTCGGCTATAATCCCGTTTCTGCCGGAACCAATAGTTTCAGCAGTAACCGTAAGAAGCAATTTGGTAGCACCAGCAGCAGTGGCATCGAGTTCAGCATCTGGGTCTGAAACTTCGGCTACCAGTTGGCTATGGTTATAAGCCCAAAATTTGCAACTTACCAAATCTTCAGTGCATTTTCCGTACTTAAACACACGGCCATCCCAGGTTGTATATCGAGTGCCAGGAATATACCTCTGGGTTGCTTCCTGCGTGTAGATACCCATATACGGAACATCTTCCACGGTCTGAGCGTGGTCTATCGGAGACGCAGGCCAGTTGATGGGATTGAATGGATATTTGAATCTGTTACTCATTTTAATCTCCTTTCTTTGATTAGGCAGTGTCGAGTTCAATCGAAACAACTGCTGGGCCTTCGACTCTTGTTGCACCTATTCCCAGCGTCGAATATATCTGGGTGGAATTTAATAGGTCAGGACGCAGGTCTATACTTACTTGAGGCTCACTTTGAACACCTAATACTATCGCGTCCTGTGCGAAAGCATAACTGCGTATTGCAGCGGTGTCGGCACCGGTGGCAAGTCTCGTACTTTTAAGGAACCTGAATCCCATAAAAGTATCAATAAAACCCTGCGCCAGTGCTTTAACGGTGTTATAATCCGCGCTCTTAACTTCTGTAGTGTTAAGTAACTGGTTGATGTTGTGCGGATTCGTGAGGAAATAACGCTGCCTCTCATCGTCAATGGTAGCGTTATCTAAAAGCTCCTTGCAAGTCAGGAGTTTGGCGATTGTCAATGCGGTTTCGGTAGCGTCAGCGTGCGCCGTACCGGCGGCAACGATAGCACCATCAGAGTTGATGATTCTACATTCGCCAACCGCCGAATATGCAATTGACGTTCCGCCGGTGTGGCCGCCATAGGAGGTTCCGCCCAAAGCAGTAATAATCACATCGTCAATCTGCCTGTTCAAAGAAAACGCCTGGTTCTGCGCATAGGGTGATTGTGGGTCTATGAGCATTTTCAGACGGTCGGGCTTGTCAATTATATCGGCTGGAACTACATAGTCGATTATTGTTAATTGGCGCCGCGTGTGGGTTGCATCGGAAATAGGAGTCGCACCGTGTCTTGCACCACGAGGCTGAGCGTCCTTTGGCCCGAGGCGTTCCACAAACATCTTATCACCTGTTACCGGCTCGGCACGACAAGCCATCCTTAATAATGACGGTTCTTGCTGCGACAAAATAAGGATGTTTGACGATACCTGGTCGACAAAGGCAATGGGTATTTCCATACTCATCAGAATACCTTTCAATTAGTTGTCAGATTTTACCGGAGATTGGTAATCTGGAACGACCAGGCCATTTCCTACCGAACACTTCGGCTGGAGCGTAGAATACTACGATTTTTCGGGCCTTCCTATTGAAAGGTAATCCGTGTTATATATTTGCTAAGGCAGTTAAGTAGTCTTAGGTTTCATTTTTCCTCTTATAAGCATAATCTGATTGGCTAATTTCATCCTTTGTTCCTGTGTTCCCTTGAGATAGAGCGGGTTTGCCTGTATCTCATCTATCTGGGCCTGATAATCGGCAGGCGTCGGAATGTTTTGGAAAGTATCAACCGTCCCGTGGTCTGTGAACTTAACACCAAGATTGGCAAAAGCCCTTATAATATCAGGGTCGTTACCTGCTTTCTCAACTAATCTTGCCTTAAATTCTTCATCTACTATTATTTCATCGCCCCTTTTCGTAGTAGTGGCTTCCGCCATAGCAATATTGCCAAGATGCACTTTCTGCTCGTAGGCGTTGCCCCAGTCCGTTTTCAGACCGTTTTTGAGTTCGGTCATTGCAAGCTCGTCGTCCTTTACCTTTTGGGCAAGTTGCGCCAGTACGAACTTGTTATTATACTCGAACAAGGCATCGCCTAACTTTTTGCTCCCGCCGAACTTGAAAAGTATTTCCTGTGCGCCGTCTGCGTATTCCTGATTGTAATACTCTTCGGGAAAGTCTTCCGGCCTCGCAAAACCGTAATCCGCCACCGTCTCCTGCCTGCCGCCTGCCTTATGATAGGCGCTCCATTCGATTTCAGTAGAGGCATCGGTGGGAACAGCGATAGTATCTTTGCCTACCATTGACTTGGTATTGACAAACGATTTTGCCAAATCGTTCACATTCTTAAAATCCTTAAGGCTCTTTTCTTCACGCAGTCCTTCTTCTAACGTACCTTGCCATCCTTCCGCCAATGTACCATTACTATTAAAGTAAACTGGCTCAGTCTCTGTCTCGGTAGTCTCAGTTTCTGTTCCTTCAGCCATTTTGTTTCCCCTTCTTTGTAAATTGCTTCATATTTTCAGGGTCGTTAAGGTACTTGATGGCTGTAGACTTAAGTAACTGAACATTAAAAGTTTCAGTCCTTACGCCAGGATTGTTATCCTTGAATATCACTTCCTGTTCCTTTGTCTGACACCAATACGGGCCACGACTCTTTTCTACTTTTCTTTTCTTGCCGGTATACTGACCGGTAAATTCGTCTTCGATTTCTTCCATCCTGTCAAATTCATACACGATAATTTCCATGACCCTTACGTGCCCTCTTGCGACATCTTCGATTTCCTCTATTTCTCGATACATTCCTTGCGGGGCTGAGGTAGTCTCCACTGGGGAGGCCGCGGCTAATCCTTTGTCTGGCATTGTTTTACTCCTTATTTAATTTGGTTAAATCATATTCAATCCAACGCCTGATTTCCAATATTACCGACCGTGCGCCTTCGTTAAAATCGGTCTTCATTCCAGAGCCCTCGACAAAAGAAGAACGCTTCTCAAGACAGAACCACGACAGATAAGCAAGAACTCTTTCACCATGCGGGCCGGAAAAACAGTGTTGGAAATCAACGTTACGCTGCTCGACTATTTCTTCTCTTGTCTGCACCATTATTTTTTTCTTCGTCTTCTATTGGCAGTACGCCTGTTATCACGCCAAAAATAGATTTTTATTCTTGTTTTCAAGGGAATGTACACAATATTGTGTACCAAACCACAATCACAACAGGCAAAATTCATATTCGCTCCTTTAACTTTCAAAGCCTGTACATATTTTAATGTTACCGGCTCTCCGTCTTTTGTATCAATGAACTGTGACATTATTTCTTTCTTGCCCTTTTTGGCAGTTTTTTGCCCTTGGATTCTTTCAAATGAGACCCTAACTCGGCGGTAGTCATACCCTTGAACCGAACTATTCTTTTTCGCTTCGCCATTATTTATTCCTTATTTCTTCTTGCTCCGCCTGCGACGCGCTAACTCCGCACCCATTGCGCCTCTCTGGGCTTTTGATGTTATCGGCGTATGCTTACGATGTTTTTTCCCTTTACACGGCATTTTACGCTCCTGTTAATGTTTCCATAAGTTCTCCGGCGGGTGAACCTTCGTCCGCCTTCTGTGAGGTCTGCTGGTAGCCCTGAGCAGCAAGTTTCGCCAACTCCAGGGCCTGCCGCCTCTCCAACTCGGCGGCGCGGGCCTCCCTGATATCGTCCCGTGCATCCACCGAGTTGATATGCTCGGCCTTGACTCCAAGGCTCCTGCCCAAGTCCCTGTATCCCTCGTCCACGTTTATATTGTCCTTGGTCCCCGGGAAGGTCTCTTCCATCTCTATACCGGCAGTCACCCATCGCTGGAAACCCTTGGACTGACCCGAACTTAAAGCGTTTGCCATTAGTCCGAGATATTCTATCTGGTATGTTCTAAGTCCTGCAGGCGGGGGTGGGAGTACGCCATTCCTGATTAAAAGAGAAAGTGACCTTTCTATAACGGGTTTCAACAGTTCGTTCTGTACCCTGTAAGCAGGCTGGCCTATCCTTCTCAAGCCCTCTATTATCCTTTCCCTTATCTCTAAAGTAACTCTACGGTCGCCCTTCAAATCCGTAATTGGATTAAAGACATTCTTATAAAATGCCTTATCTACTACCTCCCGTTCCATCTCTAAAAATTCCTTAGTTATCGGGAAATTGCCCCTTATGCCCTCGTCAATGGCCTTAATGGAAGGAATGGTCTGTACGAAATTAAGAGCACCTGGAATTACACTGACCGTACCATCGACTGATTCCAATACCTCTCTCGGAGGATTGTTCCATTTGTTCGCGCACTCGTTGAAGTCCCGCTTGTTTACCTGCAAGCCCTTAACGGTAGGAAGCACTTCAGTACCAATCCCCCTGCCGTAAACCTCGCCGGAAATCTGCTCCCATCGCGGGGTATGATATGGAAATTCGTGGAACCCGCCTTCGTCGATTATTAACTTTTCCTTGACTGCCACATATACGGATTCAAAAGGCATATTAAGACTGTCGGTGAGTATCCGGTTCCGCTCACCACGCGGCCCTACCAAATGTATGAACCAAAAAAGCCCGTCCTTTTTCTTATCGTCTTTGTTCGCCTCCCGGACCTTCTCCCCTACGTTCTCTTCGCCCCATTCCTGAACGGCCTGCCTCGCGGTAAACTGGAATTTCACTATCATAGTATCAACGTGGCCTTCGGAGTTCTCAAGCATCTGGTAGCGGCCTATGGGCCAGTCCTTAAAATTCAATCCGACCTTCACCGTCCACTCGGAAAAAAGATTTCCCGTGCCGAAAACGACCAGGTTCCTTAATGTCCGAACCATCTGAAGAAGAAAATTAGAATCGAAAAGAGTGGTATGGAGCTTTTCGGTGGCCACGGTCAGATACTCCTCCTGCTCTTCGGGCTGGCCGCCCACCCTGTCGCTCGGAGCGTTCAGCTTAAAAAACAGCTCGCCGGCGGGTATAATCGCCGAGAGCAGCCCGTCACCGGCTATCTTCGAGTCCATTACCGCCGTAGTATCAAATATTTGCGTTGTTCTTTCCGTGCCCGGAGTCATTGTAGAAGTTATATTGTTCTGCTGCGGGTAAATATTGTCGGCGGTGTCCTGCCAGAGACTCCTGAAATTGCCCTGTTTTCCCTCTTCCCGACTCTGCAAATCAATAATTTCTTCCGCTCGTGTCATATTCAATTCCTCGCGTATTCGTTGAAAGCCACCTTCTGGCGGTTCTTGTAAGTGTTCACAGTCGCTATCCTGCCGCCCCTGGCAGCCAATAGAAAGTAGTTCAAGGCGTTCCTGAAATGCTCTTCACCAAGTTTCTTGTACCTGTAAACGCTCAACTTCGTTTTCTTATTGGTCTCCAATACCTTGGCGGTGGCGCAAAGTTGCCTGGCGAATTCTTTAATCTCAGGACAAACCCTCGGAATAGTAAATTTCCCTTCGGTCGTCACCAACCGGTGAGTGGCGTCAAATATCTCCGTTCTGCCGACGGAAACTATTCCTGTCTTTTCGTTGTAGTTAGTGCCGGTAGGCATATTCTCTTTGTACTCACAGAGAAATATTCTGTATGGTTCAGTCCTCTGAAATTCCCTCGCCGAATCCTCGTAGGGTCGTATATCAACCACTCCACTTCGGACATGGAATTTCCGACACATGTCGTGGACATCGTTCCAGTTTGAGAGAATCACGGTTTTGTAGATTTCATACCTGTCCTTACCCGTCCTTGCGCCTATAACCAGATGTTTCAACTTGCCCACATCAAGGCCCATAGCACACGGGCCGGAATGAGAATGTAACTGTATATTACTGCCGCAGCACGCCAGAACATCGGAAATCCTTAACCTGTCCTCGGCGGCGATATATGGAAGACCTAATCTCAATCTCACTACGTCGCCGAGATTGCCTTCCGGCGGGTTGACGTAATCGGCCAGTATTTCGGCGGGGTCGTTGAATACACTGGTAAGCTGAGACCACCTGTATCCCCTCATATAATCGGTGTTCCCGGGCGCCGAAGGGACCCATTCGGCAGTGCCCTCACCGTTCCAGATAAGTATTTCCTTACCGCACTTGTTGCATCCGATATAACCCGTGCCGTCCTGTCGAATCTTCACACATTCGGGGAAAGAGAGTTCGGCACAAGTCCATTCCCCGCAACCGCACTTTCTAAACCAATGACGCTGGTCGGATTTGTGGAAAATCTTGTCTATGCCGAAATCAGGGATAGTAGGATTGGATATGTAAACCTCTTTCTTAACCCTGGAATGACCCATCCTGCCCCTGGCCTTTTCGATGACCTCCATATCCATTAAGTCTAATTCATCAAACTTCACAACATCTACCGGAATATTTTTTAACCTGGTGGATTCTGACTCATCCTCGATTTTTCTTGATAACATGGCCCCCCTCAAAAACAACCAGGCATCGCCTATTTTTTTCAGGGAAGCAGTATCGGTACTCTTAACATAACTCCCTATTGCCTTCCTGTTGGCATCTATCATAGGATTAAAACGAGACTTGCTAAATTCGTGAACGTCATCAGAAGTAGGCATTAAATGCAAGACCCCAAGAGGATAATGACCAAATCTCAAACCGTGAAAATCATCTAAAACCTCTATTTCAGTATAACCCCCCTGAGTACCTTTCATGTAGCATTTGCGCCTGGCATAAATACTCATAGGCTCTATCTGGTATTCGTGGTCTTTGAACGAAAAGACTCCGGTCTGTAGCTTTATTAAATTCAACTCAGCCCAGAATCCGGCGTTCTTCGTGGCATATTGGTCGGGTGTTAAGTCCATCAAAAACTGTCCAAAAACTTGTTCAATTCGTTCATCAAACTAAATATCATATCGGCCTTGGCGCCCACCTTGACCTTGTGGCGGACCACGATATGCTCACTGACCAATATCTCGCCAATTATCTCGTGATAATCGTCGTTGGCCTTACGCAGCTTGTCCCTTAATTCCTGTAACGTGGATTCAGGCATTGTATATCCCTATCAAATATTCATCGTTCAGGTAAAGATAATACCAATCGTTCATTACCAAAATCCTGTCGTATTCAAAAAAGACTAACATAGTCTTATCTCTTCCATTTGCTCATACAATAACGCATTGCCCCGACGGCCCCTGAAACTCTTTATATGAGCAACCACTTCCCAATGCTGCCAATGAGGAATGTCAGTAGAACCCGAAGGCTCATACCATTCATCAAACTTAGTGCCCACCGGACGAAGAACCTTGTCGGGATTCACGTCAATCCGCTTCGTACATTCTTTTTCAGCCTTTGCCAGACAGTCTACTGCATAAGACATAAATTCACCTAACTCTGCGTCAATACGCCCTCGGCATCGGCGTTGCTGGTTTCAAGGGTTTCAGCCACTTCGACCCAGCCCTTACCGCCACAACCGTGGCAAGGTTGCTTCGTAGCAAAACGAAGCACTATTGGTTGAGTTGACCCATCGTAAATAGGCAACCTGCCTCTACCATAGCATATCGGGCAATTCTCTGTCATAAATTCACCTGTTATTGTGGATAATCTTGTCAAAAATCTTTCCTAAATTATGTATTTCGCTGGGCAATATACTTGTTCGCCTATGTGATTCCTCGGCGTTGCTTGTCTCAAGGGACTCTTTGGGTATAACGCTTCTAAATCCTGACCAAGAAAACCGTTTGCAACGACATATTGGGTCATATATGATACTCAAATACTCAACATCGGCAACCCTGAAACGACAATGAGGACATTCCCAATACTTGAAGTCTGTTTTTGGCTCTTTATCAGTCATAAATTCACCTATTATGGATTGTCTTTTTCCCATTGCGCTCTCGACAGTTTAGCAAGTTCAGCCCAATCTTTATCTATCTCCTGTTCTTCCTCTTCAGGAGGGTCAGCAGTGCAAGAAACATATTTATCATCAATATTTCCAGTTTTCTTCATAACTTTACCTATCTTAACAGCCCTTGCAAAATCCTATTAAGGCGAAAAACCCTTTACCCTCTCTACATAACTCTCCCCTTGTCGTAAGTATAGAACATGCCCGCATTTAGGACAAAGCCAACGAACCACGCCGTTAGGAAAAACAGTTACCAACGACGAAATCTTGCAACAATAAGGCACAAAACAAAGAGTGCCATCTTCTCTTTTAGCTGGTCGTAACTCTATCTTCACTTCTCAAAATCCTACAAATATGTGGGAGGCTAAACGTAATCGTATTCGTTGCCTGTCTGCATAGTCCATAAAACAATGACCACAATCGCTACATCTGCCTATAGGAAAATCACCGTTTATGTCATATTGTACCTCAATAATTATGGCACAGCCGCATTTAGGACAACGCTTTGTAGCCATCATAAAGCCTTTCAAAATCAACAAAAATGTCTTGGCTTACTATGATTTACGAGGCCACCGGTGCAGTTGGGGGCTTCGACCTTCCCTGTAAGCCCCCCCCTGCTTTTAGGCCGTCCATAGTCTTGCCCTTGCCTATGGCCTGCCCTGTTGGCTGCTGGCTATGCTCACGGCTCTGCTGTGGACCACCACATGTATCACATAGCCTATGCCACGAATTGGCCTCAGCCTTGATGCACTCGTGGTATTGCTGTTGTTCAGTCATTGCCTTGCTCCTTTGGCGGCACGTAGCCCACCATCATTGAGTTATAGCTCTGGGGCTTAGGTAATCTGCGTGCGTGTGTGTCTGGAGGCATCGGGCCGACTGCTCTCTTGACGTGGTCTGGCAAGTCATCATAACACTTGATGTCCTGCTTTTTAGGTATCACGGGCTGGGTATCACAAGGTATCACGTGTTCAGGTATCACATCGTCTAAAGGTATCACAGTTTGAGGATGATTGGTGATACCTTTGAGCTTAGCCCTGTATCGCCTTGTAGCCTGCCTCACGGCCTCTCTCTGCTTGTCCTTGTCCTTGTATGCCATCCTAAGCCCCTTTCAGCTTGATATTCTCTCTTTCCAGCTCTGCCCGCACCGCAGGACCGTACTTGGCCATAAGTCTATCCATAACCTTGACTTCCAACTCCTGCTTCTCAGTTAAAGCCGTTACCTCAGTAGTCTCTGTCTTAATCTCCTGCCTATCCACCTGGCCCAATTCGTTCTTACCCAGAAAAATAGCCATAGCAGGCGTTGTCTTAGCTAAATTAGATTGATAACCTCTCAGCATCCGCTTGAATTCAGCCCTTTTTTCAATCAATCTCTGGCCGAAATGCCTTTTTAGTGTCTTAATAGGTATACATAAGACTTGCGCAATGGTGTAATCCTTGCAGTTTATACTCGCCATGTCATCAATTTGTGCTATTTGTTGCTCAGTAAACACTCTTTTAGGTCTGCCTGCCATTAGATTTTTACCTCAATATCCTCACAAGACAAATAACAGAACCACTAACTAACCACAAGAACAGCCCTATTGAGACTATAATCAACCCTAATAGTTCTTTTACGCTGTTTTGTTGCTCAGTCCTTTTAGGCATAAATCACCTTAAATATAGCTGGCCTCATTTAAGTCATTTATCCTCGTGCAATGTCTCTACTTATCAGAGACCAGCTTAGTTGCCATAATAAAAGAAATGCCCCTGAATTCCCTTTTTTAGTTTATAAATAGAGGTCGCCCCAATTATTTGCCTAAAAACAATGATTAGGGCAGTCCACTGAATTCGCCACTTTTGCAACAAATAGCCCAGTATAAAAGCCAAAGGCGCTCCAATAATAATTATACAAAACCAACCAGGTAAATTTATCGTGATAACCATAATAAAGAAACGCCCCCAGTTTCCCAGAGGCGCTCTCGCGTTATGCGTAACATCCTTTCAGAGCTACGTGGTATCCTTTTCGTAAGTCCTTGTTCTTTAAGCATTTAGAAAAGTCCGTTTTTCATCTTTGCACGAACAGTACAAACGGGGCAAACCCAATCTTTAACTATTCTTTGGCTTCCCTGCCGTTTTGGTATCATTGTTCCGGGCTTTGTCTTGCAGTAGTGCTAATCAAGTACGTTGTTTTAATACAAGGCCGAATTCTAAAATAGGTAAACTCAAGATGTTGGCTTTGGCCTTTTGCCCCTTCGTACTGGGCCGGGACGGTATATCCCCGCTGTTCACTTGCCCGTTTGTCATTAACACGCTTACACTCACTTTTTTAGGCTTAGATACCATAGCCAGCGCAGAAAGGATGTTTACCATAACGCAGCCCACAATAAAATTAGAATATCCTGTTACCAACGAAAATCCCTTTTCTGCCCTTCTCATAACTGTTCGTTTTTCCCTTAACGAAAACAGAAGAGGATTCCTGTTTTTGCTCTTGTCGTTGCTCTATGATTAAATTCGCTAATTCTTTCTCTCGATGAGCCTGCATTATGCCCCGTTGGATTCGAGTACATTCAATATCTAAAAATGCTACTTCACTTGCAAAGCTCATAATCGCAAACTACTACAAAGCAAAAGACAAGTCAAGAATTAAATATTGAGAATTTTATGTTTTTTTTATTTGCCCTGTTATTCCGTCAAAAACAGCATCTTTGGCCGATAATGTGTTTTAAGACCAAAAACCCACTTTCCGCTGTCCGCACCGTCCATTTTAAGACCTAAAACTAATTAAGACCGACTCCTATTTACTCATAAAGACTTGTCTGGTAAAGATTTATAATTCCAAATATATTTTATTATTTTATTGACAAGCATAGGCGAATATCCGATAATATGCTTATGAGAACAAAGACCATACAATCAATTACACAATTGCCCTTCCGCTCGTGCAATTCCCACGTCTCTCGTGGTCTGCGTTCTCAGCGGGCGGCGGGGCTTATTTATGAAGGAATGAGACAATGTTACGCAAGCTAATCCAAAAAATCATATTGTGGCAGTTATGCCGGAATGTCAAGATTTACAAAATTGACACTAAAATTGAGGCTACTATTATCTAAGGACTAACGACCATGAAAACAAAAACCCAAAACAAGCGAGACAGTGTTTGTCTCAACGACCAGACTGTAGGCAATCTCAAAAAGTATCTCAACCGCTTCCCGGACGATGCCAAAGTATATATCTGGCATGACTACAAAAACTGGGATGCTGTTATCTGCTGCAACTTTGAGCATCAAGAAGCAGATAACATCGTCCAGATAATGCTCGGCCAATTTATCAGCATGGGCTGATTTGCCGGCCCCACCGGCGTTGGACCTGATTCGACTTCAGGCTGGGGCCTTATATTAAAAGTAAACGATATATTGATTAGTGGTTTTGACAGACGCAAAATAATAGACGTACAGGATGACTATGTGATTGCGATTCTTATTGAAGATATAGATGGCGTTATTGACCAGGATTCAGACAATATCGGTAAATTTATCCTGCGCACTGACATAGCGGAATAACTGAAACAGAGTTTATTTTATGAAAGGCTGACGACCATGAAAACAAAAACACAGGTACTTAAAGACAATTCGGAGCGTGGTACGCTTATCAAAGCGGTTATTAAGCGTATTGGTATGGGCAGTGTCAGGGACGTTGCCAATCACAGCATCGATGGCGGTTTTTCAGGTTTTGTTTATTACGCTGACACTTGCAAATTTTATGTCAGGCATCGCAAAGCCATCAATCAGTGGGTGAAAGATATGGCAGAGGAATTTGGACAAGGAGCGGTCGAGTTTGTTCAATCCTTCGGCTGTCTTAAAGACCAAGATTGGCGCGACGAGATAGGAATCTGCATTTATGGTGGCAAACTATCGGACGCTACTACACAAGTCGAAAATGCTTTAGCTTGGTTTACTGCCGAGGAAGTTTGCAGATTGTTTGATAATTAAACTCTCCAGCCCTGCCCGGCTCGCCGGTTCAACTCCGGCCCAGGGCCTTATGGCTAACGATCTAAACAACCTAAACAACTTGAAATACGAATTTGCAGCCCGCCTTGTGTATCCTCTCGTGGTCGTTAGTCATGCACAGGGCGGGCCTGCTTTTTATGAGGTGAAATTATGAAACGTATAAACTTTAATGTCAGAAGCGACAATGGCCTTACAAAAAAAACAGGCTATCGGTTTCTTTACCCCGATTATCGTGATTATGAATTTGCCGTACACCGAGAAGGTAACGCTATCAA